AATGACAGAGCGGCTGGTATTGCAGGCTGGTTAGAGTTTGAAAGCTGGGATTAGTTTTCTTCTAATCTTTTCTGAGTCATCATGCCGCCAAATTCTTGAAGCGGCTCAGCGTTTATACGCTCACCAATATTCCTGCTAGTACGGCCAATATCTCTAATCAAGGGAAACTCTGAAGCAAGGCGAGCCACAGGATATTCCCTGTCAGCTACGCCAATTGCTGTGCCAAGAATATCAAATGGCCGTGTAACAGTTATTGGCAAAAGCCCTTGAGCAAACGTAAGCATAAGGCCATTCTGTTTAATCTTGCCAAACTGGTAGTCATTTAGACCCAAGGTATTAGCAGTTAATAGTGAGGCCCAAGAGTCTCCATACCCTCTAGCAAGGCCGCTAAACGATGCTTCTCCATCGCCAAACAGATACTGACGCCCCTCGTTAATTGCTGCATAACCGCCAGCGCCATACACCGCGTATCGACCTAAAAACTCTGCGGCTTTTTCTGGCTTGCCAGCCTTTATATTTCCCATCACCTCGCGCAAAGCAAGTGCCTGCTGTTTAACAACAAAGCCACGCAGCGCCCACAATGGACGTAGGTTAGGATGTCGTGCCCATGCTGATGGTCTGCCAGCTGCACTAATTAATTGCTGCTGCCCAAGACCTGCAAACATAAGCTCTTCAACAAGCTCTGCACCCTTGCCGGTATACTTCTGCCAATCTAAGCCATGTTTCCTTAGCTGACTAGACAGAATATCTAGCTCGGCTTTATTAAAATAAAACCCCCAGTTTTCTTTTAGTGTGCCTGCTTCTGCATCGTCGGCTGCGCTCTTTAGAACGCCACGCATTACACCTTTCTTTCCGACCTGATCCATTGCTGCAAAACCAGAACCTTTCATCAAAAAGTTTGCCGTATTACGCATTTTCTCAGCAGTAGTTACCATCCAGTTTGACGCATCACTAGCTTGATCGTTAATGATGTTTACAAATTCGCCAAACGACTGATTGTTTAAGCCCATTTTTTTAAGGTCAGCATTTGGAGTTTTCTTAAACGGAGTAGCAACCTTTAAGCCTTCGCGCACAGCACTGCCGCCATACTTAGCTCCAAGCAAAGGGATGTCAGCAAGGTTAAGCACAGCTGATAACGGGCCTGCTAGAGTTAGCGCATACGCCAAGGAATTTGCAGCTTGAATCAGTGGGTGTGGAGCTTTCGCTTGACCCATGATTGCTTCGCTTATTTCTCGTACAGTAAATGCAGCGCCCTCTTCGCTAATGCCTTTTTTGGTAAGCGTAAACTTTAACGCATCCATAAACTCATCAGGAGTTAATGCATCTGTTGCTGCTTTGCGTAAATTTTCTGTTAACAGCAGGGGGTCGGTAGCCATTTCACCTGTCCTTTCAATGACAGACGATGACCTTTCTAATGCTCGCTCCCGCCGTGGCCCCAATTTGTAGTCATCAATGCGAACGCCAAACTTACGTTGTATTTCTGCAAACCGCTGCATTTTAAATATGCGGCGCATGTCAGAGACAATTGGGTTTTCATACTCAGAGGGATCAGGTCGCCGTGGGTCTGCTTCATCAAGGTAAGAACCGCGAGTACGCTGTTCAAATGCAGGGTCTTCAAACATTTTTTCGATCTCTGCGTCTGTCATACCCTCCTCTTTTAGCCTGTCACGATACCCTCTGTTACGAGTATGCAGATAAGTAATGTCGCCAAAGTTAGCGCCAAAAACCTTTCCGTTTAATTCTTTGTTTTTCTTTGCGCTGTATCCAAGGTAGCGCTTTAGGGTAGCCATATGCTCAGTGTTTAACTCTCCCTCCAGTACGCTTTCAAGACGCTTAATGGAGTCATCAAAACTAGATCCCATTTTGCCTGCACCAAAATCTAACAAAGCACCTTTGGCCTTAGTGCTTTCATTGATTACTTTGATTACAGGTACAAGTTCTTCTGATAGGCCATCAAGATCTTTGTTGACGATGCGTAGCGCGGTTTCATCCGCTGCTTGATAGCGACCTCTAACGTCTTCACTGACTTCGCGGCCAAGACGATCTGACACACCAGTAAGTTTGTCATTATAAAAATTGCGTAATGCCCCCTTTAGTCCTGTCCACAATTCACCGGCAGTCTGCGCCTCAGACAAAGGCTTTACTGCATAAGCAGGATTATCTACTTCTGCATATACAGCCGCATCTTCAGCCTCATCAATTGCTCGCTGCGCTGACTGTGTATCAGTATCGTAAACCTCTTCGGCTATATCGTCGGTTTCTGTTTTTAAACCGCCTTGAGCTTTTGGTTTTGTAGCAACGTCAATTACTTTACCGATAGTAAAACCAGCAAGGCCACCAAACGCTGCTAAACCTGCGCGTTCTTCAAATGTTTCGCCAGTGCCAGCGCCATATAAAGCACCTTCTGCTGCGCCAGCCTTAGCTACAGTTGCTCCTGCTTTTGTTAGTCCCTTAACAAGTAAGCCGCCTGTAGGGATTGCGCCAAGTATCTCAAGAGGCAGGGCCATGCCGGCCATTTCTGGATTGTTGCGCTTCCACATTTCTCGCGCAACCTCATATTCAGCCTTAGCTTGATCGTACTCAATGCCTTCTTTAGCAGCCCTAGCATTAGCTACAAGCTCACCAAGAAAACCAAAGGTAACCCCTTCCCCAAATTCGGTAGCCAAACCGCGAAGATTCTCGTCGTTTTCAGCTTGCCTGCGAGTAGCAATCTTTACTGCAAGATCCATTGTTTCGTCAGAAAATTTTGCATCAGTAGGAAGTTCTTGCAATGTCTTTATTTGTAAATTTTCTTCAGCACCCGCAAGAATTTTTTTAATATATCCCTGAGTTTCATTTGGCAAAGTGCTAGGATCGCCATTGTATTTATCTGCTACGCCTGCTCCAGCGTTATAAGCAATAAGCTGTTTTGTTATATCGCCATCATAACGATCAGCAAGCATGTCAAAGTATGACCTACCAAATTGCCTGTTTACGTTTTCAATTCCTAAAAGTCTTTTTGCTTCTTCTTTAGTGCGCCCTGATGTTTGAATGCCTAAATTTTTTGCGACATCAAAAACGCTTGGCACTCCAAATCCAGGGTCTATAGCAGTTGCAGGCATTACTTGAGAAATTCCAAGCGCACCAACAGGCGATGTGATAACGCCTCCTTTGCTATCAAACTGCCTAGTTCCTGATTCCTGTTTTAACAACCTACCCCAAAGCGCATTTTGGTCAATTGTCGTATTGTTAGAAGTTTCTTGTGGTTCATTTACCTCAAAAATATCTTCAATGCCAAGACGCTGTTTAGCAATCGAGTCAGCAAGTGCTTGGCTTTCCGCCGATAATGCCATTATGGTTTTTGCCTTCTGTTCATTTGTCCGCCAGTGCCAGTACGCCGCTCAATAGTGTATGGCTCTGCAACTTCCAATTTGCCTCTGCGCTGCCGCCTGCCTTCACCGCCAGATGCCGGTACTTGCTGTCTTTGTAGCGCAGACTCAGCCCCAGAAATAGCAAGCTCTGCTTCACGCTGGGCAACTGCTCTTTGCTCTTCTGTTGCATCAGCAATGCTAATTCCTCTTCCTTTCAAAATGCTATTAGCTAACGCTCCAATGTCTTCTGCATCACGTTGATTTTTAGCAGCAAATTTTCCAGAGCGCTTCATTGCTGACGGAAAGTTTTCAAACAGCCAAGCATTAACCTCATTGGGAACTTCAGCCTCAGACAAACCAGCAACACGACCCATTAAGTCATTTATCTGATCTTCGCTCATGTCTTCAATTTTAGTAGCAATGTCTCTTTCCCAGAAAAAATCTACATAGTCTCCTTCTCTAGCAATAGCTCTAAGTTGCGCTTTAACTATTGCTTCTGCTCTCGGTTTTTCAGGAGTGCTAATAGGACGAACAGCTATCCTAACCTCTTCTTTAATTTTGGTTTCCATAGCCGCATTAAAAAGTTTTCTGCTTAAAGGCTCTTTTGGATCTGTAATTGTCAAACCCATTTTTTTAGCAGTAGCCATTTCAGATTCTGTTAAAGGGCCAGTTTCAAGTTGCTGCGCTCTAATTTCTCCTTCAGCTTTTTTTATTTCTTGCCTAGCTTTCTTGTCTTGTCGTACAGCCTTTCCAAGACCCGCAGATTCTAATGAGTTAGCAAGGTTTTTATACTGTTCATCTTCAGGATTTAAACTTGCAAGCGCATCTGAGCCTGCAACAATACGTTTTTCGCGCAATGCTGCATCTCTTTCAAGAGCCTGAACATCTGATTTGTATTGTATGGTGGCAGCTTCTGCTACAGCTGCTCCGTTTTGTTTCATTACAAGAATTCGTTGTTGCAATGCTTTTTGCGCTTTGAGCTCTGAGTCTGATAGTGGGCCTACTTGATTCTGATACTGCTCAAGCGCCTGCTCAGTTGCTAAAATTGACTTAGCTGTATTAGTTTGCTGTTGTGCTTGTGTTGATGCGCGTTGACCAGAAACAGTAGATATACCTTGCGTAAGCAAGGTTCTAGCACCTTCGCTTTTAGTTCCGGTTAGCATGCCGTCTAGCGTTTGAGTGACTTCATTAAGAAGCCTCATATCGCCCTGCTCTTGAGCTACCTGCGCTTTACGCAAAAGCTCTAACGTAGTTTCTTCAGTAGCTCGTTTTTCTGCTTCTTGCTCTCTGCGCTGTGCGCCAAGCATCCCTGCCCCAATAGACATGCCAGCTGACCGAGCAAAGTTCGGGTTAGCCAGCTGTCCTAATACAGAATTGCTTAGTCTTAAATTTGCACCTCTAGCCATGACTTATCCCCAAATGCCTGTGTAATCAACTCTGTAATAACCGCTGTTATCTACGCTAATTTTATCGGAATGATTTTCTAAAAGGTCTTGTGCAACAACACCAACGCTTGATCCATACTCACCAAGTTCATTAGCTTTTTTATTCCAATTCCAGCGGTAAATGTTAAATCCATTGTTGTTTTTGCCAAGAAGCTCAACATTTTCTTTAAGCCTAATATCTGAAAATGGATTAGGAATATTTTTAACTAGATCAGCTAAAGCGTCAAACAAACCGCCTTGACTGCTTTGTGCGCCAGCTGCTAGCACCCCAGCACCTACATTGCCAACAAGGTTGGCTTGGCCTAAACCGGATGCTAACAACGCATCGATAGCTGTCATGCCTGCCTCGCCAAATAATCCAGTGCGGAATTGCTGACTTGACTCTCGTAAATTAGCACCGGTAAGGCCCTGTTGCAGCATATTTAACTGAGCCGCTTCTGGTAGCAAACCACCCTTTAATGCAGCAATAGACTGTTGAAGCTCAGATGCCTCAAGCGCCTCACGGCCCTGCATTAAGCCTAGTCCCGTCTGAGCAAAACCTAAGCCGCGAGCTTGCTGTGCAGCTTGCAGATTCTGCAACTGTCCAGATAATGTTCCGCCAAGCGCCGTAAACTGTTGACCTAAAGCCCCCGCCTGCGCTTGTTCCGCCCTAGCCTGTTGCATTGCCTGTAGCATAGCGGTGTTTTGAGCTTCTGACTGAGCCTTTGACAAGGCCAACTGCTCTGGTGTGCCGCCATATAGGTTTGTAGAAACGCCCAAGCGACCCTGCGTAGCTAGTCTTTCTTCAAGCTCTAACCGTCTACGCTCTTCTTCTGGCTGTTGTGCTGCACGAATACGATTAAATACCTGCTGCTCCCTTGCTCCAACAGGCATTCCAGCTTGCTGCATAAATCCCATGCCTTGAGATATAGCAGCATCAGTAGCTTGAGTTAAAGGAGAATAGCCGGGGATTTGCTGGTCAAGCGTTCCGGTAACTCTGCTAAGAAGGTCACCGCCCGTCATGCCAGCAAGACTAGCCCCTTCTGTTTGTCCAAAAAGATTTTCTGCAGATTTAGAAAACAAGCTACTTTGAAGCGATCCAGCAGTTCCGGTTAACCCTTGGGTTACCCCCTCCTTTGATATGCCAGATGATCCAATACCAGAGGTAACAGTAAACGGTTGAAAATCACCCCTGTTGTACAGACCAAATGCTAAATCAACAGACTCATCAAAAGCTCGATCTCCAACATCTCCTAATTTGTTATAGGCTGTGTTAATAGCAGCCAAGCCAGCAATATCACTAAAAAGCGACATTAGTAAGTCCCCCCATCTATAGTGACTGTATCTGCACTACCAAGGTCAACAGTTACATTTCCTGTAATTGTTAACGCAGGAACCGTCACTGTCCCCGTAAAGGTGGGCGAGGCAATATTAGCTTTTGAAGCAACTGCTGTAACAATGGCATCAAACTCTGCATCAAACTCACTACCACGAATAATTTTATTACTATCGCCAGAGGGCAACGTGTCCTTGGCGGTAAAGTTTGTAGTCTTGCTGTAATCACTCATACTGTTTTACCTATTAACGCCAATAAATTTATTTCCTGAATTGATAAGATGGCACCATTTATATCTGCTTCAATGCCAATTGTAACTGCTGTGCCATTACCACTTGCTTGCACAGACTGCCTAGTAATCAAAATGCCGCCTGTATATTTATTAATGCCATATTGGCTTACGCCAAAAAAAGCTGGGTTTTGATCACCCACAGGAATTTCGTAGTTTTTAAATGCTGATTCAAAGTCATACGCCCACTTAACAAATACTTTTCCTTCATTTAAGCCAACAAAAGTAGGCCGTATTTTTTTAAGTAGTTTAATTCTGCTTGGATCTCCAAATGTTAAAGCAGGACTAAAATACCTAAACCTGTAAGACGATGTATTATCTGTATATCCATCATATTTTCCAATGCCATCAACAGAACCAATATGCAGAGTCCCATCTGTATGACGAGCAAAACATTTATGTTTCACAGAAGTCCATCTAGTCACTCTATAAGCATTGTTTTCTAGTTTTCCTTTAAGGTCAAAACAATAAACAGTCTGCTGACTTGGAAAAGCTATGAGATAAAAAGAATTTTCAGGGCTATATATAGAGCAAACAGGTTCTGTTTCTAGCGAAATAACTTCAATCAACTCAGTTTTAACATTAACGCTAAGATCAGATAGAGGTAAAGATTTTTCTTGAATTGTCCTGCCAAGGCTGCGAAGCCCTGCATGAGACAAAAATAATACATCTGTGCCAATGCCTTGAATTGAGTTTCGATCTACGCAGCCAACACCGGAAACAGTATCAGCCAATTTCATTACTGCAGGACTGTTAGCATTTTCGTAAACAAGAATGCTGTGTGCGCCAAATACAACTAACAAGTTATTATGCGCTGCTAACCCAACAATCTCGTCATAGCCATCAGGCCATGCTTTAGAAACATTTATTGAGCCGCTACTGCCGCCTGTAAAATCAATACCATCAAGAAGATCAGACCAGTAAATAGTTTGTGCTTCATTTGCGTTATCTGCTATCCAAAGCCGACCAAACGAAGAAACAACCTCATTACACTTTAATGTAGCAGCAGTAGTATTGCTGTTTACAGTGCTAAAAGTTCTAACGCCGTTAGCATTGTCATAAACTAAAGGGTCAAAGCCTCTCTGAAAAAAATATGCTTTGTTATTAAAATTAACAATGCGCCAGTTATTGGCTGTAATCGTATACGATCCCGGCGTTGCATCAACAAGAGTAGTCGTGCCTTTAATAATCTTGTTATTGCCAGTACTAAAGATAACCTCGTTATTATCCTCATCATAAAAATGATGAACTCTGTGAATATGATCTGAACCCAACACAGTTTTGTTAGTGGTCAGAACATTAATTCCTTTGCGAGAAGCAATACGACCGCGCTTATCAATTACCGCATTATCTGCAATATCTGCAAATGACGGATCTTGCGCGATTGGAGAATCTTCTGTGTTTACCCCTTTAAATCCTGGGGCAATCAAGTCAATGCTTTGTAATGGTTGTGCCATGACTGCTCCTACGGGGTATAAAAGATTGTTTCTTCAGGGTGTCGTTGAGCATCAAGAGCTACTGCATCTGATAAGTATTTATCAGCAATAGCAAAGTACTCTGCTGTAGATGTTCCGCCAGTTTCGCCTCGCTCTCTTGCAAGCAAAGCAATGGCAAGGTGAATAACAGGCTGGCTTGGAATAACCAACGTATCTGTATTTGCACTTAGTGCCGTATTCCTAATTACTGCCTTTGCTTTTAAGCTATACACGCCGTCAGGCTTAGGATATACCTCAATCTGTGCATCGTTGTTAGTATCAATACCCGCATAGGTGTAATACTCAGGCGCACCAGAAGCCGTATTTTGAATAAAAAACTTATCGTCAAACCAGTTTTGAGTTTGATACGCCATTTCTAAATTTGAGGTATCGTTAATAAGATTTAAAAGCTTTCCCTTGTCACCTGTTCCTGTTAGTGAGTAGGTATAGTCATCAGCAGCTGTTGTGATTGTTAGCCGAGTTCGTAGTGCTGACCAATCCCAAGCAGCTTCAACCATTTCTTTAGCATCATTAACAAAATCTCCTGCCATTATGCTGTAGGCATCATTGTTAACAGATGCAACCGCGTCTTCTCGCAAGCGGCGAAGCACATTGTTTACTAAATCTAAATATGTCATGTGAACATTCCACCTGAATTGCGTTTAATTATGTCATCAAGTTCTTTTTCTGGAGCATACGCTTCCAGCTTTGCTAAATAATCTTCATTTGTAATGTCTACGCCTGTTGGTGTTGGCGCATCATAATCAAGGCGATACATATAATCTTGGGCTTTTGGTGGCGTAAATCCAGAGCCAATGCCTCCTCCTAAACCAATTCCCTTAAATAGATTAAGAACATCACCTTCTCCCCCAGTATCCTTTGTATCTCCCTCACCATCTTTTGCGCCGATAACGTCAGCTGCAGTTTCACCATCTTTGGTGTCAACTACCTGACCATTATTCTCACCGCCTTCCTTGTCATTTCCTGCGCCTAGCTCAGGCTCTTTGTCTTTTGATTCCGGTTCGGCATCTTTTCCATTAATAATTTCGTTTATGGTTTCAGCATCTTTAATGGGATTGGATAAAATTTCTGCTTGCGTTTCACCCGCTTCATCTTTGGTGTCCAGATCCTCATCTGGATCTTCCCCCCCAGAATCGCCGCCATTATCTTTATTGCCAATTATATCTGCAACGGTCTCGGCATCTTTTATGGGATTGGACAAAATCTCTTCTTGTGTTTCGCCATCCTGATCTTTGGTATCCAAGTCTTCGTCAGGATCTTCCCCTTCTGGATCTCCTTCGCTATCTTTATTACCAACAATATCCTCAACGGTTTCAGCGTCTTTTACGGGGTTAGACAAAATCTCTTCTTGTGTTTCACCGGCATCTTTAGTATCCGGATCAACTTCTTCAGACTCGCCATCTTTATTGTTTGACTGCTGCTCTTCACCACCATCAGGACCGCCGCCACCAGAACCGTCAGAGTCTTTGTTGTTTAGAACAATGTCTATAATTGTGCCTAGTATTCCTTCGCCGTCTTTATTAATAACATCAACGTCTTGAGGCTCTCCATCTTTGTTGTTGTCACTACCTTCTTCGCCATCACCGCTACCGTCACCGTCTGCATTGCTGTCGCCATCTACCCCATCTTTGGTGGTATCTGCCAAGGCAGAATCTTCAGCATCTTTATCAATGCCTGCA